CCTGGCCGCCGTTGCCGAACGCGCCCCAGGCTTTTGCCGTCTCTGGGGAGTAGACGCGGAGATCGTGGCCGCCGGCCTCACGGCGGAACGTCACGCCCCAGTCCCGCACCCAGCGGGCCGCGGCTGCCCCATAGGAGCCGTCGGAGTATCCGCCCACCGGATTCCGCCCGTCCCCCGGACGGCCCCGAGCCTCGACGCGGGAGCCTCCGTAGATGCTCTCCGTGCAGACCATCGGCGGCGGATTGGCGAGACGGCCCGTCTCCCAGTCGCAGCAGAGGGCGATCCACACGGCGTGGCCCCAGCCCCATGAGACGCAGTCGCCGATTCCCTGCCGGCCGACGAGCCACGGCTGGCCGTAGACGGCCTGGTGAGCCTTGTACGCCGATCGATAGAGGAAGGTGTCGCGTTGCTCGGCCTTCTCGATCGCCTCGGCACCGGCCGCGGAGAATCGCCCCTGCGGGCCGAACTCCGCCATCACGCGACGGAGCCCCTCGGGGTCGGGCGTGTAGCCGAACCGGCTCTCGACCCCAGCGGCGATCCGGTGCGTGGCCCGCTCGACGAGCGCGCCGACGATCGCCGCGAAGACGACGAAGCCGACGGCGCTCCAGGTCCAGACGGTGCGTTGACGGGTGGTCATCGTGTCGCCTCCGCCGCTGCGGCCGACACAGCCCGGTAAGCCCGCACCCACTTCGCCCGGCTGGCAGCATCGACCGGGCCGCCATCGGTGCCGGCCTCGGCGTCGAGGAAGGTCTTGATTGCATCACGGACGGCCGGCTGCCGAGCCCCGAGCGAGACGCCTTGGCATCGGATCTCTCTGGCGATCCGCCGGAGATCGTCGAATGATGCACCCGTCTTCAGCCGCGTTTCCTTCGGCTTGCCTTCCTTGTCCACCGGAAGCCCGTCGTACTCGATGTCGTCAGCCAGAGCGCCCAGCAGGGCGGCTGTGACGGCAGCATCGGCCGCGGCGTCCGGCCCGACGAACCTGCCCCGGAGATCGAGCCCGACCACCGGCGCGGGGGCGGGGGCGGGGGCCGGCGTTCGCGTTTCCCGAATCGAGAATGCGATCATCGCCCCGGCCCCCAAGATCGCCAGGAGCGTCAGCGGGTGCGGCCCGCCGCCTCCTGCCGCTGCCCCTGGCGTCCCCAGCGGCATGATGCCGGGCGGGACGATAGGCGTGAGTGGCGGCAGTTGCGGCAGCGCGGGCGCGACCGCTGGGCGGGACCAGAGAAGGTAGGCCACCGCGGCGGCGGCGGCGAGCATCCAGAGCGGCGGGATCATGCGACGGGCTCCGGGGCGGCGGCGCGGGTCAGCTTCAGGATCTGCTCGAGAGCCCCGCCGGCGGCCGAGAGAACGAGCGTGCGAACGGCCGGACGGATCACCCACCAGATCGGCTTGGCCGCGAACGGCACGCAGCTATCGGCGACCGCGTCGAAGAGCGTCCCGACGCAGGCGAGCGTCCACGACTTCTTCGCGGCCCCATCGAGCGTGTTGATCGTGTCGAGCCCGGCCACCGCCAGGCGGATGACCTCGACGGTCAGCGAGCCGAACTCCGAGACGGACAGCCCGCCGGCGGACTTCAGCCGAGCGCCGGCGATGAGAGCCAAGACGGCGGATTGAAGCTGATCGGGTGTCATGGTCAGTACCCCGCTGGGCCAGTTGTTGCAGTTCCTGCAATGACGATCGAGTAGGCGACGGAGCCGGTCGGCCCGGTGGCGCGGATCGTCACGGCACGCTCCGTGCTCGTAACGCCCCAGGCGTGCGTCTGCTGAACGCCGAGCAGCTCGCCGCCCGGCCCGACCTCGCCGGCGACACGGCCCCAGCCGTTCGTGCCCGACGGGCCGACGACGATTCGCGGGCCGGTGACCGTTTCGCTGTTGGCGATCCGCACGAGGCGAACCTGCCGCATCGTCTGGATGCCGGTCGCACCCTGGATGGTGTCGGCGAGCGAGAGCAGATCGAGCGTCTCGGACGCGCCGACTGCCAGCGAGCGGTTCGACACCCAGAGCTGATCGGCGATCGGCCCGGAGACGCTGTTGAGCGGCATGGCCGAACTCACAGAGACGGCCCGCGTCGAGCTGCCGACGGTGCCCGTCTGCGTCTGCGTCAGGCTCGTGGTCGTGGATACGATTCCGTCGAGAGAGTCAGGCATCGAGAATCTCCGTGCGTCCCCGTGCTATTGCTCGCCGGACTTCGGCCACCGTCCACCCGAGCCGGTAGGCAATCACCTCGATCTCGCGGTCAGTCCGTTCCGGTCGGGAAGTAATGCGGCCTGACTTCTCGCCCGCTGTCAGCAGTCGCTCGAGCGACACGAAGTCCCCGGCTGCTGCCACTGCTTCCCGGCCGTTGGGTCCGGTCCGCCAGTGCGTCGGCCTTGAGATCATGCGTCACCTCCCACCACGCTACGTGTCACGTGGTGCCGTCCGCAGGGGGTGCGGACGCATTGCACTCGGCGAGACACGCCGCGTAGCCGGCGAGGTCAACGGCGTTGTCGGGGTGGGGCCGCGGCCCGAGGTCGCGGGCGAGCTTGTCGAGCAGCATGATCCGAGCCCAATCGGACGTGGTCAGCGGCCGTTTCAGCACCGAGGCGAATAGGCTGTTGACCATGCCCACCGTCCTTTGGAAATGCTCCTGCGGCGGGCCGTACACCCGATGCCGATCGAGCACCGCGGCCCGTGCCGTGTCGAGAAGCTGCACCGCCACCGGCGGGCCTTCCGGCTCTTCGATCAACGTCGCCTCCGGTTCCATCTCGTCGCCGGGGTAGTGCTTTAATTCCCGCTCGCCCCGCAGGATGTGGTCGACCGGGTATTCCGTCGGAAGTACGATCGCGGCCACCGCGGCTCGCGTCGCAGCCGCTTTCCGTTCGTACTTGTCCTTGTCAAAGCCCACGCGAAAGCACGGCGGATCTTCGTCGGCGTACTTCCACGGCTCCGCCGGTGAGTTTCGTTTCCATACCTTCCCGGACCCATTGCAGTCCGGGCACATCGGCTCGAGCCCGACGATTCCGCTGCACGTGTTGCACGTGACTTCAATCCGTGGCGGGTATTCGCATGCCATCTTCCGTTGCTCCTGAATGTGCCGCACAAGCCGCCGAGCATCGCCGGCGAGGCTGCCGAGTGTGCCGGTCCAACAGTTGGCGGCACCGGCCCTTTGGATGCGTTGGTCGATCGTAACCAGGTCGGCGTCTGTCACGATTGGCGCACCTTGCCCGCCTGGATGCGGAAGTTCTCGACATCGAAGCTGCGGTCGGCGTGGACCGAAACGATCGCTGCGCCTTGATTCCACTTGTTCAGGCGAGCGTAAGCCGGGCGCATGTCACACAAGCAGCCCGTCGAGAAGCACACCGTCTCGGAGCCCATCATGTCGGGCTCGGAGTGTGTCGAGGTGCGGTGCCCGTGGCCCTCGAGCACGGTGTGGTGCAAACGCATGAAAGCCCCGCGGGCTTGATTTACCGGCGAGCTGATCCCGTTGCCCTTTTCGTGCCCGTGCAGGACCGGCAACGCACCGCAGAGAATGATTCTCTTGTCCTTGACCAACTCGATCCCGAGCCGCTCAAACCCGTACCAATTGTCGATGCCCATGATCGGGTCATCGCTGATTTCGGGGGCGTGTTCCCATAGCCACTTTTCCCACCTCTCTTCGTGGTTCCCGAGTTTTGCCACGATCCGCATGTCGGGGAACTCTTGGCGCATCCACTTCAGGAGATCGCGGCCTGCCGCCAGCTCGTTGCGGAAGTTGCGCAGCCGTGGATTCTTCTCGTGCCGGCTGATCGAGTAGAAGTCGGCCCAATCGCCGTTGAGCAGCAAGGCGTCGATCTTCTCGCCCTGGAGGTGATCGACCGCGGCCCGCAGCGCCGTCTCGTCGTGGTACGGGACGTGGATGTCGGACAAGATGCCGACCTTGCCGACGATCCCGAGGTCGAACGGCAGCCAGGGCTCGGCTTGCGAGGGCGGCATGGCCATCTTCGTGCCGGCAACCCGCGGCTCGCGGTGCAGTTGCTTGCTGGGGGCTTCCTTCCGCCTAGCGGACCCGCACAATCCGAGAGCGAGTCGCACTCGCGTGCGGGCCTGCTCAAGGGTCAGTGCCCCGTTGCACTCGCCGACGATCCGCCGGGCGAGCGTGCGGGCCGGCGCGTCCGGGTGTGCCTCGACGATCCGGCGGACGATTGGCGTGATCTCGTCACCGGCAAAGGTGCGGCGTCTAGCCATCCTCGTCCTCCTCGCGGGTCACCCCGAACGCCTCAAGCACGGCCGACGCCTCTTCCGCGAACTCCGTCACCTCGCCCTCGTCGAGACACCACCACCGAGCGTGGATCAGTTCGTGCAGCAAGACTTCGACGAAGTCCACGCCCACCAGCTTCTCGGAGACGCGGATCGTGCCCGTCTCGTCGTTGCAATCGCCGAGCCGGTCGGCCGGCACCTTGCAGACGCGGATCTTCCACTTCTTCTGGCCGATGTGGACCGTGGCTGTGCGCTTCGCCATGCTCGCCTCCGCGGTCAATCGTGACGGTGGGGACGGTCACCCCGGCGGGGGTGTGGCTTCCGCCCTGGCGGCCTCGATCGCACGGCCGACCATGATCCGGGCCGCCGTGGCGATGAACGGCAAGCCCTTCTTCTCGGCGGCTTCCCGAAGGTGCGAGACGATGTCTTCGATCCGCTTCCAGCACTCGTCCGGCCCCCAGGCGTCCATCTTTGCGGCGAAGGAATCGCAACCGCACGAGCCGTCATCGCGGATGCCCCACCATGCCAGCGACCGGCGGAGTTGGCAGCCGGGGCCGCAGGCGATGCGATGGCCCGACGGGCAGGCAAACACCTCACCGGCTTCAAGCCGGCGGCGCAGATTGCACGACCGGCAATGCACCATGCTGGCGGTGCCGTTTGGCTGCTCAGTAACGCGTGACTTGCAGTTCATTAGTTGATCGACAGCACGTAGCCGCCGCAAAGAGCGTTGCCGTCCCATAGAACGCCGCCGGGAGCACCAAGGCTGCCCGATGTCCAATAGTCACAGCACGCGGCGATGCACGCCGCAGACGACGGGAACGTCGCATGCGTGTCGCAGTTCTCCTCCCAGTAAGCCCACTTCCCGTTATGCCGCAACACAATCCAGTAATAAGTGCCTGCGGACACTGTGTATCCGGCGTGCGTGAAAACCCAATTGCCGGGGGCAAATGAGGCTGGGGCAGTGAACGTCGCCAGCACGTCAGGAACCGCAGAAGGTAGGTTTGGGAGATTGTTGGCAGCGTCGTGAGCCCACAACTCCAGCAGAGGAGAGGTGTATGGGAGCGCGTAAGTGAGCCCATCGGTAAGAATTGTTGCCGATGTGATTGCGAACGAAGAGTCAAACGGTCCAATCCGAGCGGCAAGAGCCTTGTTTGTTTCAAGGTACAAGTCGTACCCGCCGACGGTCTTGATCGTGCAGCCGCCTGGACTACACCCGCACGACTGGCAACTCGACCCGCCTCCAAGCAGCATCAGTTGCACTCCGACCATTCAAGGTGCCAAGTCCCGTCGATGCTCTCGCATCCGACCCAATACCCGCCCGTCGGCCCCGTCACGGTCTGCGCCCGGTTGATCGCAATGAACTTCGCCGGCCCGCTGGCCCCGGTGACAGCCGCCGAGCCGTCGCCCTTCCAGTGCGTGACGCTCGCCGTCGCGTTCTTCGACCACGTGCCCGTCACCTTGCCAAGCCGGATCGACGCCCCGCCCGCCCCGCCGAACCGCACGATGGCCCACTTGCTCGCCCCGGTGCCGGACTCTTTCCAGAGAATCTGAGCTTCCCCGCTCGACGCCGAAGAGAGCTGCGTGAGGTCGCCGTCCTTCGCCGTGGCGAACGTGTCAGACTCGCTGACGACGTTGATCTTGGCTTGGACGACGCCCGCCACCGCGACTCGCCCGATCTTCCCGGCCGCGATCGGCTCGACCGCCACCACGAACGACGAGCCGCCTGTCGGCAAGCCGCCGCTCAGCACCGGCTGATCCTGAAACTGCTGCGTCGCGTTGCCGGTCGCACCCGAGGGCGTGAAGACGACGCCTGCGACGGAGAGGACGCCCCAGCGGTTGACGGTGCCGGTGGTCGAGTTGCGGGCGAGGATCGGGGTGTAGGGCTTGGGGCCGTCGGTCTGAGGCTCGCCGGCCTGCCCGTACCGATCGCCGAGGACGATGTCCGCGG